ACTTTGTGAACACGATCAGCCCGTTCGAGATGATGATCCGTGCAGAGGGTGCAGACCCGCTGTCGGCTACCCGTGACCTGTTTGGTCAGGCTGCCATTCTCCGCATTGGCACTCCCGCGCAGAAGGCGCAGATGGTCGCCAACGTGGTCAAGCAGTTCGGCGTTCCCATCCAGATGCTGGACGCTGCTCTGGTCGGGGAGGCTATCCCGGACGAAGAGAGCAAGATCAGCCAGATCATACAGGCCCAGCTCGCCCCTGTGCGCCAGTTCATGTCTACCATAGACCAGACGCGGCAGCAGCGAGCGCAGCAGGTGGATGGACAGATTGATGGCGAGATCGAGCAGTTCGCTTCCGACCAAGCCAACGAGTTCTTCTACGACGTGAAGGACGAAATGGCTGACCTGATGGAGATGGCTGCGTCTCGTGGCCAGAACCTGACCTTGAAGCAAGCGTATGACAAGGCTGTCAAGATGAATGACGAGATCCAGAAGACCGTCAGTCAGCGGAAGCAGCAGCAGGTCGCCAATGCTCGCAATGCAGGGTCCAGCCTGCCGAGCCGTGGTGCTCCTGTCCAGGGAGCATCTAAGGCTGATGACCTGCGTGGCGACTTGCTGAATGCGTTCGAGAACGTTGCAAATCGCTAGCTTTCGTGCTATACTCCAAGCCTGATGGAACTAGGTGGCTCAGCCAGCGATGGAAGCCGTCCTCAAGTCCGGAATGGCATCACAATCCAATCCATTTGAGGTGAATCATGGCTTTTCCAAACGTCTCCGATATCGTCGCAACGACGATCGAAAATCGTTCCGGCAAGATTGCCGACAACGTCACCAAGAACAACGCGATCCTGATGAAGCTCAGCCAGAGCGGCAAGATCAAGACGGTCTCTGGTGGTTCCAAGATCTTCCAGGAACTGTCGTTTGCTGAGAACGCGAATGCCGGTTGGTACTCTGGGTACGACCTGCTCCCGGTCGCGGCGCAGGACGTCATCTCGGCTGCCGAGTACGAGTTCAAGCAGGCGGCTTGCCCGATCGTGATCAGCGGTCTGGACATGCTCCGCAACAGCGGCAAGGAGCAGATCATCGACCTGCTCGAAGGTCGCATCAACGTGGCTGAGGCCACGATGGCGAACCTGATGTCTGCCGGCCTCTACAGCGACGGCTCGGCGGCAGGTGGCAAGCAGATCGAAGGTCTCAACAAGGCGATCCCGCAGGCTCCGGCTGGTACGACCTATGGCAACATCACGGCGTCTGGCGTCGGCCTGTTCTGGCAGAACCAGATCGCTGCGCCGATCGCTCTGGCCCCCACGACCATCCAAGGCGCGTTCAACGCGATGTGGGTCAAGCTCGTCCGCGGTGCGGACCGGCCGGACCTCATCATGGTGGACGGCGAGATCTGGGCCACGTATCTGGCTAGCCTCCAGGCGCAACAGCGGTTCACTGGTACCGAGGTCGGTAAGCTCGGCTTCCCGTCCATCAAGTACATGGACTGCGACGTCGTGCTGGACGGCGGCATCGGTGGCTTCTGCCCCGCCAAGAACTCGTTCTGGCTGAACAGCAAGTACCTCCACTATCGTCCGCATTCACAGCGGAACATGACCTCGCTGTCGCCCAATAAGCGATATGCGATCAACCAGGACGCGGAAGTCCAAATCCTGGCGTGGGCGGGGAACCTCACCTGCTCGGGTCGGCAGTTCCAGGGTCGTCTCTGGTTCAGCTAATAGAAGGGGGCTTCGGCCCCCTTCTCCCTCAAGGAGAAGACAATGCCCGCTTCGCATCCGATGTACAACGAGACCGAGAATCTGGCGAATCCCGGTGCCGAGATCACCGCGCCATACCTCGGCAGCCTCGTCACCTACGACGCCTTTAGTGGTCCGAAGGCTTCGCTGTTCGACGCCCGGACGTTCGACTACTCCACCGGCACTCCCGCAGGCTGGGACGCGACGACCAAGCTTCCCATCACCGTCAATGATCCGGCCAACCTCAGCACCGGCGCACTCAGCACCGGCATCGGCTTTGGCTCGCCACCGGTCATGACTCCGGTCTCGGCTTCTGGGTACAGCAACGAAGTCTACGGAATGCGGATTCGTGGCTTCACCGACGACTACAAGCCGGGAATCTCGACGCCAACGCCGACTGACTCCCCCGATGCGACGTATATGTACATCGGCGGTGGCCGCAGTGACCCGGATGGTACACCGGATCCGTACGTCACTGGCTTCGCTATCGGTGCGTTCGGCAACGGTGCTGACCGTGACGCAGGCGTAGGCCTCGGTCGTGGTATGAAGTCGGTGACGGCGACCGGCGCTGTTGCCATCGGCGCTGATGTGGAGCTTGGCTGGACCAACAACTCCAACGTCGCGCTCGTTGCAGACGAGTCCGTGTTCGGCGTTGGCGCGGCACTGGTCGCTCCGACGTTGGACGATCCGGAAGTTCTTCTGACTGACGAGGAGGTTGTGGAACTCGCTGAAGAAGAGGAAGAGGATGAGGCTCCGGTTACACGATCGCGAGGGCGGACGCGAAGGTAATGACCTTCCTCGCTTCAGTTCTGCCGGGCATTCCGCAAAGCGGGTCAGGGCGACCATACGCCCTGACCCGTCTGGCTAAGATCTTCTCTGATAACGACATGGTTGCTCTTGAGGCTAGCATCAATGCTTTCCTTAATAGTCTCAAGACGAGCGATGTCCCATCAGTCATATTCGACATCATCTATCTCGGTACGCAGGGCTCAGCATCGCGGGTGCTAGTGTCCTATGGCTTACTCAACCCCGCAACATAACTAGGAGAATGACATGTTCGGTGAAGTATCGATCGAAGACCAAGCAATGAACGCAAGCAACTTGACGTTCGGCGATGACCGCCTCGGTGTCATGTTCTATGTGCGCGTCGTGGAAGACCATGCGCGCTCCGAGGCCGAAGGACGCAAGTGCTTCAAGGAAGAAGAGTTCATCAAGATCATGATCCCGGGCGACCGGCACAATCTCGTGGACCGCCCGGTGCAGGTCACTGGCACGATCCCCACGGATGATCGTCTGCGCTTCGCCTCGCACTACGCTCGCTTCAAGGCGAATAAGGAGCAGCCCATCAACGATGGCACTCCGCTCGCCCTCTGGCCGCAGATCGATTCTGCTTTTGCCGAGGAGTTGAAGTTCATCAACATCCACACGGTGGAACAGCTCGCCACCTTGGCCGACACCTACGTCGGCAAGATCCCCGGCGGTCAGTCGTGGAAGGCGAAGGCCGCTGCCTTCGTGCTGGCGCTGAAGGATCAGGAGCAGGTCAACAAGATGATGTCAGAGCTCGAGACTCGCGACAACAAGATTGCCACCCTTGAGGCGGCGATTGCTGAGCAAGCCGAGCAAATTGCAGCCCTCATCAAAAAGGTGAAGTGAAATGCTTACCATCACAGTGTTGTTCCTTCTGGCTTCGCTGATTGCCCTCATTGTGGCAGCGCTCGGCAAGGCTCCACTGTGGGTGGGCGTTGTCCTCCTCTGGGTCGTGGTCGCACTGGCAACTTTCCCGGTGAAGTAAATGGCAAACGTCACCCGATTTGCTGCGGCAGGGGACCTCATCAATCGGGTGGCGGTCTCTATCGGCCTTGCGAAGACGATCGACCCCTTCGCCTCTCAGGACCCTGCCTTTATCCAGCTCTGCACGTTAGCGACTGAGATCGGTCAGGAGCTCGTGCAGAACAACGCTTGGCAGAAGCTGGTCACTGAGAAAGCTTTCACCACTGCGCCGGGTGATACGGGCATATACGAACTGCCTAACGACTTTGCGTATATGATCGACCAGACAGGATGGCAGCAGGGAGTTCCCGGCTCTGCATGGCCCCTGCTCGGTCCCGCGTCGGCGCAGTGGTGGTCTTATCTGCAAGCATCTGAACTTTATACGATCACCATCTACGCATGGTTCCGTATGAAGGAAGGGAAGATGCACCTCTGGCCGCAGCCCCCTCCGCCAGGAATTCCCATCCGTTACGAGTACGTCTCTCGCGGGTGGGTCCTGGATTCGACGAGCACGCCAGTGGCTCCTGTCTACGCGGACAGCGTGGATGTGTTCGCCGACATCGTCCTCTTCGAGCCAATTCTGTTCGTCAAGAAGCTCAAGCTTGCGTGGCTCCAGGCGAAGGGCTTCGACACGACTAAAGCACAGGACGAGTTTGATGCCGCTCTGGAATCGTGGATCGGCAAGGACACCTCTGCGCCAGTCCTGAACGTCGCAGGCAACGGTATGTTCGGCCTGCGCTTCTTGGACGGAGTGATCAACGTGCCGGAGACTAAGTATGGGTCTTAGAGCCGGCAACAAGTTCAAGGAGCTTGCGGGGCAGAGGCATCGCCCCCAGAAGCAGAACACGAAGCCAGTGTTCATGCCTCCACTCCAGGGAGGCATCAACACGATCGCAGGTGCGGCGAACATACCGCCCACCGATGCTCTACGACTGATTAACATGATCCCCCGCGAGTACGGGGTGGCTGTCCGCCGGGGCTATCGTGAGTGGTGTCCTCCAGTGCCGCTCGGCACGGGCATCCGCACCATCATGGCCTACGGCTCCCGCAATGCCTTCGTGGATACGTCTAGGTTATTCGTTGCTACGAATGACGGCATCTACGAAGCTACCACTCCCGGCATTGTTCCAGCCAAAGTTCTGGACTGGCCGGTTAAGAGCCCAGATGCGGGATACTGCTCGTGGCATAACTACCAGACTCTGGCGGGGCAGTTCCTCCTGGTCTGCGACCAAGCGAATGGATACTACATATTCAACGGCACGCTGAATACGTGGACGCTCGGTACTCCCACTGGTCCTGGCGTCCCCACGGCCACGAACTACGACTTTATCACCGTGTGGAAGAACCGCGTCTGGCTTTGTCAGAAGAACACGGCGACCGCGTGGTACTTTGATGCTGTCGGCACCTTCGCTGGGGCTTGCAAGTCATTCGACTTCGGTAACAAGTTCAAGTACGGCGGTCACCTGAAGGGTATTTGGAACTGGACGCTGGACGGCGGCGAGGGTGTGGATGACTACCTCGTGGCAGTCAGCACTTCTGGCGACCTTGTAGTCTACAAAGGCACAGATCCGGACACGTTTGGCGACTTTATCATGCACGGCTCCTTCTGGATCGGGCAAACTCCGAAGGGCCACCGCATCGCCGACGACTATGGCGGTGATTTGCTCGTACTTTCGGCCTACGGTCTCATCCAACTGTCCAAATTGATCGGCGGTGCGCCCCTCCAGGACCCGCAAGCGCAGATTTCGTATAAAGTCAACCCTCGACTCAGTAAACTGCTCGCAGAAACGGACAACAACTACGGATGGGAGGTCCGCCTGCACCCTCGGGACCAGTTGATCTTCATCAATACGCCGAAGGTGTCTGGCTACCCTGATTTCCAGTTCGTCTACAACACTCTAACGAAAGCGTGGACTGTTTTCAACGGATTGCCGATCAATACGAGTGAAACGTTCCGGACCATGCTGTTCATGGGCGCTGCGGACAATCGTCTGTTCGTCTACGACGGCCACGTGGACAACGTGCTGCTCGCAGACGACGGCGCGACGGCCAGGACCATCTCGTGGGAGCAGTTCGGCAGCTTCCAAGCATATGGGGCAGAGGCGACCTACAAGCGGGTCCAACTCATGCGTCCGCAGTTCATTGGAGAGGTCGTGCCTGCGTACTACATCGCGGCACGGTACGATTTTGACTTATCTCAGATTCCTGGTGCGCCGACCTTCGTAGGCTCGGCTGCCGGAACTTGGGATGCGGGTCTGTGGGATGGCGCTACTTGGGGAGGCGATTACATCGTCAATCAACCCCTTGTGGGAGGCTTCGGCGTTGGGCGTCATGTAGCACTCCAGCTACGGGGCCGAAGCGCGGGTGAAACGATTCATGTTGGTACGGATGTGCTCTTCGATACCGGAGGTATGCTGTGATCTTCCGCGCTGCTGACTCAGTAGACCTCAAGTGGTTTGAGAAAACCGTTGAGTGCTTTCTGAGCAGCAACGCCTGTGGAATCATTGCAGAGGAAGACGGAACCATCCTGGCGATGGTCGCCCTTGATGACTGGACTCCAAAGTCGGTGCACATCCACTTCTACCAGCACGATGTGAGAGCAATGCCCTTGCTCTGGAAGGAACTAGTGTGCTATATTACGCTCCACGGTCGCAAGCTCATCTGTGCGGTCACTCCCACTTCTAGGGAGTTATCCCTTAGGCTCCAGCGAGCGCTTGGATTCCAGGAAACCTATCGCGTCAAGGATGGATGGGATGACGGGGTGGATCTAGTGCTAACTGAATTCAAGGTGAACGCCAATGGGAATGAACAGCAAGTCGCCGCCTAGCTTCGCTAAGGGCGGAGCTCCCATGGGCGGCACACCGAAGACGGGTGGCGGAGCGCAGAACCCAGCGATGGCTGCGGCTCTTGCTGCGATGCAGCAACGACAGGGTCAGCAGACTGCTCTGCCTCCCCCGCAGGCTGCTCCCCCACTGGCCGCTCCTCCCGGCGCTCCCCCGCAGGGTCCTCCTCCCGGTGGTACTCCTCCGGGTAGAGCCCTTCAGCCGACATGGCAGCAGGGAGCTCCCCAACAGCCGTGGAACCCACAGGCCTCCAACGTGAAGGTCGGTGGTCCGCAGGCCGGTGTGACTGGTCCCCCTCCCGTGTCCCCGCAGGGGTTCAACCAGTACTCGCAATTGGCCTCTATGCCGATCACTGGTCACGGTACTCGGCAGAAGTACAATCAGGCTGCGAAGAAGTACATCAGCGAGAACGGTAAGGGGTTTGATCCCAATAACGTTCTGCAGAGAACCAATGCACTCCGCAACTACGGTGGCTGAACATGGGTGGCAAGAGCACTCCAAAACCGGCTGACTACGGCGCACTCGCCAACCAACAGGCTGAGTCGTCTAAGGACGTCACCGAGCAGCAGACTTGGGCTAACCGAGCAGACCAGTATACTCCCTTCGGTAACCAGACTTGGCAGAATCAGCAGGTCTGGGACGACTCAACGCAACAGTACCTCAACCGATGGGCGCAGACTACTCAGCTTCCAGAAGAGTTAGAGCGCGCTGCTCAGGCTCAGAAGGAGACTACTGAGGCTAGGTCCAACCTTGCTCGTGACATGACTGGTCGTATGCGATCTGAGTACGGCACGGCCATGGACTGGAGCGGCATCCGCGCAGGCGGCGGTGACGTCGCAGCGGGGAACCTCGACTCTTCCGAGAAGTATCGCAAGAGTGCTGAGGATGCCATCTACAACAAGTGGTCTGACCGAGCTAAGCCGGAGATGCAGCAAGCTCAGACGGACAAGCGCACTCAGCTCTACAACATGGGGCTGAAAGAGGGCGACGCCGCTTACGACCGTGAGATGAAGAAGCTTGGTCAGCAGCAGGGCGATGCTCAGCAGCAGGCCGCGTATCAAGCGACCATCGGCGGCGGCTCTGAGGCGCAGCGGATGCTCGGTATGGATGCCACTGCCGGAGCTCAGAACTTCGGTCAGCAGATGCAGTCCAGCCAGTACTCCAACCAGTTACGACAGCAGCAGATGGCTGAGGAAATGCAGAAGCGTGGCTTCAGCCTGAACGAGATGAATGCGCTGCTCTCTGGTCAGCAAGTGTCCATGCCGAATATGCCCGGATACAATACGGCTGCGGCCTCGCAGGGAGTGCAGAGCCTACAGGCCGGTCAACTCCAGCAGCAGGCGAACATGGACCAGTTCAATGCTCAGCAGGCTCAGCAGCAGGGCATGATGTCCGGTATCGGCGGCATGGCTGGAAGCTTTATGGGGATGTCCGACCGCAGGCTCAAGCGAGACATAGAGCTCGTGGGCCAGCACGAGGGAGTGAACATCTACACCTGGACGTACGTCTGGGGTCAGCGGGGCAAGGGCGTCATGGCTGATGAGGTCCCGTGGGCGGTCGTCAACATCAACGGCTACGATGCCGTCGACTATGCGAGGGTCTGGTAATGGCTTACGATCCACTGGCAGGACTCAGCCCAAGCGCGAGGGCTCGTTTGGAAGGCCTCCCTGTCTTCGGGGGCACCTCGCTCAAGAAGCCGGATAACCCTCTGCTGTCCTCCCTTGGCGGACCAGGCGACCCTAGGGCAGACCTCGGGGAAGTCGCCTATGGCGCAGACAGCATGTCTGAAGAGGACCTCGCTAGTCTAGCAGGCCTCGGCGCCCTTGGCGAGGACATGACCGAGAACTCCCGGCAGATGGCTCTGGCCGAGGGGCTGCGTGACCGTCCCGCCCCCGAGGGCCGTGAGGCTGGTCGCGCCTACGTCGCTGCCAACCCTCTGGAACACCTGTCCGCCGGCATTGACAAGTACCGCGCGATCAAGGACCTGAAGAACCTGAAGGGTGAGCGCAAGGGCATCCAGGAGAAGCAGACCGCAGGCCGTGGGAAGTACTGGGACCTTCTGCGTGGTAAGAAGCAGAAGGATCAGAAGATCGACATCAAGATGCCGAAGCTGGACCTCTAGCCATGCCTCTAGATATCTACTCTGCGATGATCGGGGAACCCCCGTCGGACCAAGAGAAGACAGAGGCTCTGGCGGCAAAGCTTCGTGGTCGTTCCCTACTTGGGAACCTCGGTATGTTGACCGGGGACAAAGTCCTTTCGCCGATGGGTGAGCAGATCGGGCAGCAGACTGAAGCTCAGGCTGCCAAGATCGCCAACCGTGCTCTGGTCACGCAGCAACTGAATCGTTCAGACGACCTTGCCAAGATGAAGAACGAGTTCGACTTGGGGCAACTCGGCAAGGAGCAGGACTTTAACAAAGGCGAGCACGCGCTTGACCGAGCCATGCAGCTCGAGATTGCGAGGATACGAGCGCAGCAGGATAGCGATGCTGAGGCTCGTGCCAATGCCCGTCTTACGGCTGCCGAGACTAAGGCGCTCAACCAGCAGACCCGTGCGCTCAGCGCCGATCTGCAGAAAGCGAACATCCCATTCCTTGACTCTGCTTACGCGGCTCTGGACACAGCGACAAAGCCGTTCAAAGGTCTGGATGGTAAGCTCAAGCTGGAAGGGCTCCCCGGCACGGGCGCGACTGGGCAGGTCCCCTTCGGCCTCCTTAGTAAGGAAGGTCGAGAGGTCCGGCAGTCTGTGGCTAACATCCGCAACCAGTTCTTGAAGATGGCGTCCGGCGCAGCCGTCACCGACCCAGAGGCCGCTCGCACCTACGAGGTGATCGGCAACCTTCTGGGCGGTACGGATGAAGACATCATGCACGGCATGGAAATGATTCGTGACATGAAGGACACCGCCAAGACGAATATCTACTCTGGCTACGATGACGAGGCCATTGTAGAGTTCAACCGCCGCAAGACTCGTGGTGGTGCTCCCGCCCCTGTAGGGATGCCCGAGGGTGGAGCAGGTCCGGTCAAGCGGCCGGAAGACTACGGCTCCTATGAGGAGTACCTCGAGGCAGGGGGAGGCGAGTAATGGCTCTCACCCGAGAAGAATGGGAAGCTCGTAAAGCTGCCGCTGCGACCACCGTCCTATCCAAGGAGGACTGGGAGCGCAAGAAGCGGATGGCTGCACTTGAGCAGAGCAAGGCCAACATCGCTGCTGATGCAGAGAGCTATCGGGCCACGACAGACATGGGAAAGACGCAGCGGTTCCTTGCCGGTGCGGGTTCGGGCCTGACTAATGCTGCTCGCAACATGGCGAACATGGTCGGCATCGAGAAGATCGGGGACTTCGACACTTCAGACGAGGGGCTTGCAAAGCAAGATGAAGCTGATGCTGACCTCCTCTCCACGGGGATGGGGTCCTTCGGCAACATCGTTGGAGGGGCTGCGGCGACTGCTCCACTTGGCATGGGAGCCGGAGCCCTTGTCGGAGCAGGCGCTCGTGGTCTCTCAACCATTACCAACGTGGCCCGTCTCGAGAAGGCCCTCGCAGCCGCCGGTAATGCCCGTCGACTGGGCGGAGCCGTGGTACAGGGAGCCACCCAAGGGGCCACCGAGGGAGCTATTCTGGGCGGTCCTGGAAACCGCGTCGGTGGCGCGGTCACTGGTGGTGCGCTCGGTGGAGCGGTCCCCGCCGTCGCAGCCGGAGTCGGCAAGGTAGGGAAGTTCCTTGCTAAGGACCGACGTAGCGAGGCAGCGCAGGCACTCCAGAAGGAGATGGATGTCACCTCGAGGGATCTCGGTGGCGTAGGTCCTACAGATGCTGTCCCAGATGGTTCTCCGCTTATCCCTGCCTCCCATGCCCTCAAGCCTGGGATGCTGAAGCAGATCTATGAGGGCTTCGTCTCGAACATACCGGGGAGCAGTGGCAGACTTCGTGGTCAGTACGACGAAGCAGTCGGCGGCCTTCGGGAGACTGCCGTCCGCATGGCTGCTCCGGACGATGCCGTTGTAGCCTCCATCTTCCAGCATGGCGACGACTTTCCCAAGTCCCTCGGCCTGCTGAAGGAAGCTTGGGACGACACGCTTGACTATGTCAACAAGTCTGTCATCGATATCCCGACGGGGTTCTTCCCCAAGTCTTTGCAGCGGCAACTGAATGAGTTTAAGATCAAGCTCCCACAGGGTCGCGTCAATGGCAAGGCTCTGACGATGGCGAAGACTGACATCCAGGGTCTCATTGATAACCTCCCCAAGGGTCCGCTTGGCCGGACTCAACGTGCATCCCTGAACGCCACGAAGGAACAGATTGATACCCTCATCAAGAACCAGTTGCCCACGGATGAGGCATTGAAGTGGGCTGATGACCTCAAGAAGTACAAGAACTTCGAGACCCTCATGTCTGCGGCAGGGACCGCGCCGGGGACCTCGCTGTTCACCCCCAAGTCTCTGGCTGCGAAGGCCTCTAGACGGGCAGGTCGCAAGGGGCTGTACGGAGAGGGCGGACCGCTGCAAGACCTCGGGCGTCTGGGCCAAGAAGTCCTGCCTAACTTCCCGTCGCGCGCCGGTATCTTCCAGACCCTCGCAGCGGCGGGTGCAGCTCAGGGTCTGGCGGGAGGGGTGTCCGACAACAAGGGGTTGATGGGCTCTGGGCTCATGACTGTCCTCCTTCCATTCGCAGCCGCGCGAGGCATGTCCAACAGGGTCGTGCAGCGCAAGATTATGGAGGGACTGAAGAGTCCCAAAGTGATGCAGGAACTTGTTGATCAGTTCCCTGAGGCGGCAACTGCCATCCGGCGATATACGACTCAGCTTGGCGTCGCCAAGGCAGAGCAGGAGTAACCATGCCCCGTGACGTAAGCGGAAACTACACCCTCCCCGCAGGCAACCCTGTCGTATCAGGGGAGATCATCTCCACAACGTGGGCGAACCCCACGATGGCGGACATTGCTGATGCCCTGACCAACTCCCTATCGCGTAATGGCGAGGGAGGTATGCTCGTCCCTATTCCCTTTGGCGACGGGTTCATGACAGCTCCCGGTATCTCTTTCTCGTTAGAGCCCTCGCTTGGCTTCTGGCGCGCTGCCTCTAAGGATCTTCAGGTCACGGTCGCTAGCCAGTCGCGGATGCGGTGGACTGAGAACGGGGTGGACATCTGGGACCCCTCCATCCTCCCATCGGGCAATTGGGTCGCACTATCTGGGGCTACCGGCCTGAACTTCCTGCCGCTCGCAGGCGGCACGATCACTGGTAGCCTTGATGTTGATGGTGCTCTCAACGTCGACGGTCTGACATTCTTCAACGACGACGTAGTGTTTACGGATACCGTTTCTGTGAACACAGGCAAGACGTTCACGCTGTGGAATCCAGCGATGGATGGGTTCAACCAGATGTTCTGTGGCGCTGCTGCCGCGAACTACTTTGTCGGTGGCACGGTCACCGAGCACGCCTTCTACACGGCGAGCACGTTGCAAGCGGCGATCAACGCGACAGGCCTCACACTCGGTGTCCTCATTGGCACGAACCGCATCGACATCCTTGGTGCGAACAACGAGGTCGCGACGTTCAACGACGGCATGACGATCCGCTCGCTGAACCAGACCGTCTGGTCGAAGTACGGATGGGCAGGCATCAACACCGTCACCAATTTCGGCTTCGCGGTCAACGATGCCAAGGTTGGGTTCTTCGATGCGAACGGATTGAACGTCCTCACTGGCAAGTCGTTTTTCGCGGGAGCCACCGCAGCGATGAGCAACGTGACGGTCGGCTCCATCCTTGGCCTCAAGATGCGCGACAGCGAGGGGTGGAAGGGTCCGGCTCTGTATCACAACGATGCCGCCCAGACGAGTGGTCAAGTGGTAGTGACTACCTCTGATCCTGGCGTCGGTCCCGGAGTGTACGCTCCCGGCACAATCGTTCTGGTGCGTGACGCATGACACAGCATGTCTTCACCTACGATGGGAGCAGCATCCGCAAGCAGGTGCAGCGTCTGTTCTTCTATGATGGGAGCGGCATCCGTAAGAAGATCCAGAAGGGCTTTATCTACGACAGTGCAGGCATCCGCAAGCAGTTCTACTCTGCCGTCGCCGCGTTCCTGTCGCCGCTCGATGAGGAGCGTACGAAAGCCGGCGGCGTGTCATCGAACATTCAGATTCGCGTGGACACCGATGGCTATGTCTACATGGCATCGAGCTCTACGCCTACGCAGAACGTGCAGCGATTCCAGTGGCGGCTCGGTGGAGTGTCGGCTGACTACACGGTCGGGTTCGTCTCACTCGCCGCAGGCACGACACCATCCAGCGGACCTTTGGTCGGCAACTTCCCAAGCCTTAGCTCGTCGCAGACATGGGCGAACAATCAGGCCGGTGGCGGGTTCGCCAGTAAGACCTCGACACTCAACGTGCAGATCCGCGCAGCCGTCGGTGGAGCAGTCCTTGCGTCAACTACTTTCAAGCTCACTGCTACTGTTGAGCCTTAGCGCCTGCGCTCCGTTCGTACGGGAAGATAAGATCATCCTTTGCGTAGGGTTCTGCTGGGTCACGAAAAGCTTTATTGAGCAGAAAGAAAAGGGGGCCGAAGCCCCCTCTCCTCCCCCATCCGTGGAGTCCCTTCCCTAACTGGCGACCGGAAGCTGACCGTTGGCCTGAGCAACCAACTTCCCGATCAGCGCCTGGACTTCCAGGAACGGTCGCTGTCCGAGTGCCTGAATCAGGTACTCGAACTCTTGCCGGCTCAGTGTCAACGTGACGTCAGGAGGCACGCACTTCCTCCTCGTCGTCTTCTTCGGCCTCTTCCTCTTCCTCGTCGTCCGACGGGCGCTCCGAGATGCTCAGGCGCTTACGGCGAGCAGCCCACCCGAAGCCCATCAGCCCTGCACCGAGCAGACCGAGACTACCCGGCTCGGGAACGATCTGCGGGTCCGGTCCCGGACACTGCAACGGGTCCGTGCAGAACGGCGTGGAGCCGATCTTACCGTACACGTTCAGGTGCGACAGCGACTGACTGCCAGAGATCGACCAGAGACCCGACAGTACGAACGGAGTCAGGCGGAACGCAGCCCAGTCCGGGTCGAGGACACCCTGTCCCGACTTGAACCCGAGCAGCAGCTCGCCGTACTGGAACCATGCCGACAACGGGATGGTGAACGTCCCACCCGTGGTCCCCATGCCAGTGATGTTCGCCCCATCGGTGTCGAACTTGCCGATGTACGCCCACCCGAGGAAGTCATCGTTGTCCCCCTCGATGTTGCCAGTGCCGGAGTCGTAGCACGACGCCGCACCGTTACCGACGAGGATTTCAACCCCGAACTCCCTGTCGGTTGGGTCCACTGTCCCGGGACAGAAGACCGTTACGGCCATCGCTGGCGCTGCGAGCAGCGACATGACGGCCAGAGCCAGTACCCTTTTCATTTCTTCTCCTCTTACGATGTGCGTCCCAATCATCTACCAAAGGCCCGACCTGAGAGACGCAAAACAGGAAGGACCAGTAAAAGAACATCCAGGCTACGACATACACGAGCGCAGCACTAGATAAAGCAGACCCCAGAACACTGCTCCAGCAAGGAGCATCCAGCGGAACCCCGGAATGTTAAGTCCGGGCTTTCTTCTGTCCATCTTTAAGCTCCCTGAGGTAGTTACGCTTCGGGTCAAAGTCCACCTCGAAGACATCAAAGGTCCCGGCTGACGGATCCCGCGCCGGGGACGGGTAGTTAGGAGCCCCCTCCCTCTTCGTGACAGATGGGTGGCGGGGAGAAGCACGTTCCGCCTCCGTGTAAGCATGGACCACTCCATCTCTGTTCGTCACGATTCGTCTCCTGAAGGAGGCGCGAGGAGCCACTTGTCTCCCATCCACGCCTTCGCTTCTTCAATCTTGGCAGACATATCCACGACCTGTAGGCTCGGAGCCGTCATCGACATCCTGCTTTGCCTCGACAAGCTCAATGTATTTGTCGAGGGCATGACGCGCCTTGCGAAGGTCCTCAAGACCTCCCTTTTTCTTCCAGCGCTCCACCCACTTGGTGATGATGTACTGAAATGGGTCATACTGGAGCCGCCAAGCGCGATCCCAGTGTTCTTCCCCGCCAGTCTTGTAATGATCGCCGCCAATTTGTATCGCATTCGCTTTATCCTTTGACATAGGTTGCTCCACTTAAGTCTTAACTAACTGTAACCAGTATGCCCTATTCACGGAGCGAAAGCAAGTGCTCTGTTTAGAAGTTGCCGTCCGCCACCTGCAGAACTCGGTAGCCCTTTTCCCGCAGTGTAGTGACGATGCGGTTCCTATCCTCGATGACCATCAGGATGCTGTCCGGGCCGCCGAGGAGCTCCAGCACTTCGGGCTTCCACTTGTGGTCATCAACTCGGTGTCCCTTGGGGCGCATCATGAGGATGTCGTAGGGGACACCGTTGTGATCCAGCCAGTGCAGAGTTTCGCTACGGGTTTCCTCCCGCCTTCCGGTAAGGATGACGATGGTCAGCCCGTATGCCTTAAGAGCACGGACCAGATCAATCACGTCCTCATGTGGAGTGTCCAGGCTGCACTCCGCATAGAACTTATCCCAGTTCCGCTCCTCCTTCGGGTACAGGTGATGCAGCCGGTGGGAACCATCTGCGATGGTCCCATCCAGATCAACTACGACTAGAGTCTTTACCATACTTCCTCCTCAGCCATTCTTCGCAATTCGTACGCCAGTCCTTCGCCTCGATGAGGGAAGCGTGAGCCATCCTACCTTCGTAAGTCTGTGCAAGGTAGGCATCGTGCATGGGCTTCGCTACTTGCAGAAGCCACGGGCTGCCGATCTTGTCCCACTTGCTCGTGATGAAGTACTCACAGTCACGAAGGAAAGATTCCGCAGCATCCGCGTGATGCAGGATGGGGAACGTCTCGTACCCGCCGTACCTCTCGGCGTAGGGATTGGGACCTTCCACTAGATTTTCACGAATATCCTTGCCGTTGGGATACCTGTCCGTGTAGATATGCAGGTTGTTCGTGAAGACATGGTAGTGTCCAAGCTCCAGCCCCGCTGCGACAGCAATGAACTCTTGCAGGTAGGTCATGTGTACGATGTTGCTGCCGAACATTCCCCAGACGAGGTCGTTGCTCCTATTGCAGACACTCATGTCCAGAAGTCCTTCCCGTACACGGAAGTAAATGTGAGTGTTGCAGGG